CGCCGCATTAGCAGGCAGTAGATTTGCAGGAATAACAGGATTGCCAGCAGGAAGTGCAAATTGAATGCCAGTTGAACTACTGATTGTTACCAGTGGCGTTGCAATCAACCCCGACTTTTGAGCCAGCAAAATGCGCCCACCTAACGGCCTCCAATTCGTGCCATCGCTCATAAATATCGTACCAGCTGCGGTATTTCCGATATCCGTTACCCTAACACCAGTGCCTGCGGCATATGCAGACGCAGCGGGAATGCTTGCCCATAATGTTGAGAATGCCGGAAAAGATTGCTTGATTATCGGCATATTAAATCTCCGTCACGCGAGCATTGCCATTTGCGGATGACCAAATGCCGTCGATTACTCCTGTATAACGAGTAATCGGTATGTCCAACGTATCACCAGGATTCACAAAATATGTGAAGCTCGTTGCTGATGCAGTTGCCCCAAACTTTACATATAGGATCGCCGTGCTGTCGTTGTAGATCACAAACCCGATACGCGCCGTGTTTGATGCCATTAGCGTGACGGTTGTAGCTGAACTCGCTACGTTAGCAAGCGTTGCAGTCGTAGCCGCCGCATCAATTACAGATAGCGAACCCGCACCAGTTTTGCGGCCAATCGTTGTCGGGAAAAGAGCGTTTAACGCCGATTGTAGTGCCGCCGTTGCCAATCCAGCGGTTACTAGCGCCGCTCCAATGTCGGTAGCAGCATCCGCGCTAATCGCATCAACAAGTGTATGCGCCGCCTGATTAGTCGATTTCTGCTCAACCGCTTTTTTCGGGTTTGTGCTATCGATTTGGTGTGTTGTTACTGCTGTCATGATTGCGCCTCGGTATATTCTGCAAAATACTCGTCAATAAATTTTAGGACTGCCGCTCTGTAGCCTGCGTCGTATATGAATTTTTTCTTCGCTTCATCGCATGTGATTTTGAGTCCATCTGGCAATGCTTTAGATAAAAACTCGCCGAAACGCTCATTTACATTAAATACTCCGCTTAAACTCTCTGTGCATTCATTAACACTAATCATCACCGCGCCTCTTAAACGAAAAAACCGCCACATGGGCGGTTTAGGTTTCTTAAATTGGTGCCGGTCTGGCTCCCGGCTGTACTAACCCTCCCCGCTATAACTTAACGGGCTCTACCCTACCAATGGAGTTTTCGGCTAATACCCCATCCCGGCGTCTTTCGGCGACCATGATGGTATCTTGCGTTTTGGTTTGTTGCTTGCTAAAGCCCTCCTTGCACCTTCGCAAGCATATCTAAGCGCGTCAATTACGTGGTTCTTCTTGTCCATCAAAATAGGCAGGACTTTATCTGTTAGCGGGTCGATCTTGAAACTGTAATTAACTAACTCGTCGATTGTGTGAACGCAACGCGGATGCACGACAATATCAAACGACTTTAAGAACTCGATGCCATCCTCAATCGACTTTGCACCCTTGATTGCCGCGCTGATCTTCGGGAACCCATGCTTTTGCATGTAGCTTATCGTCTCTGGCCTCGCGCTGTCCGCAGTAATGAACCATTTTCGAGCATCTGGCACACGGTCAAACAGGTCTGGTAACTGATCAATCTCGCAGCCAATCATGTACGCCTCGTGATCGATATACAGACATCTTCCGTCAATCCTGCATCTCACTAACACACTTGGGTCAACTGAGAAGCCCCAGTCCGCACCAAGTCGATACGCTAAATTATTCGGTGAATCGAACTCTTCCACTGTCCAATTTGTGAACACCCGCGCTTGACTGTTGCTTACATAGCCGCCACGCCACACATGCATGTATTTGTCAGGATCCCGACGTTTGTCGTACTCCATTTCAGCGCGTAGAACATCAGGGAAATGCGGGTTATCGTCGTAATTTACCTGGATAACGATTGCATCTGGCGGTGGGTTGTCACCTCGCAGCAATAAATCAACTGGGTCATCAGACTTGCTTGGGTTCCAACTGAACCACAGCTCCGAGCCTGGCTTGCGAATTGTTGGCCTGAGTAGATCTAATGACCTTTGGCTTAACGATTGCGCTTCTTCAACCCACGCTATATCAAAACCTTCCAACGACTTTATCGAGTCCGCAGTATGGTTTTGCATACCCTGGAAAATGATCTTGCCGCCGTGCGGGCACTTTATGAGAGATTCCTGGACCTCAAACATATGCCCAACGCCCAGCGCCTCGATTTTCGTCTCAATCAACTTCTTAACCGATTGATTCAGCGACTTCTGGACTTCACGAACGCAAACCGAATCTGTTTTCTCGATAATGTGCTGCTCGATCAATGCCTCAGCGAAAAAGTGAGACTTGCCGCTACCTCGGCCACCGTGAGCGCCTTTGTACCGCGAGTATTGCAGCAGTGGCGCGTAGGCTTTCGGTGTCTCAATTTGCAATGTGGTCATTTGTTGCGCCGCACAATCATCGTTGATATAAACCCGCGATTTCTGTCGCTCATCATAGTGTGTTGCAGTGCAATATATGTCATTATCCGACGATTACGCGCTCAATTTTCGTGATACGCTTGCCCAAATCCTCGGGATCGTCAGCAACTTTAATGCCGAATGCCTCACGCTCTAGCGTTACTAGCGTCTTCAGCGAGTCAGCCAATGATTTCATATTGCTAGTCCTGCCGCTCAGCGAAAGAACTTTCTGATACAGCTCGGCGCGTTTGTCCTGGCCTTTTTCGTCAGGCTCAGACATCAACTCGCCAAGCTGCTTGAATAACTCGATGTTGCCCGTTGTTTCTTCCAGCTCGCTTAGTAGCGCCATACACAGTTTGCGCGATCGCTGGATATCTGATCGCTGAGACAATCTGACGCTTGCTACAACTGCCGCACCATCATTTATGATTTTTGCATCGGTTTCAGTCGTCTCAGTTGAAACCTTACCTGAAACCATCGCAGCTGAAACCATCGCGTCAGCCTTGGCTTGTATCTTTGCTGCTAAGTCACGCGGCACTCCAAGTTTTTTGAAGTGTTTGTTTATAGCTGTGTGAGATACCTTATCGCCCGTAGCCACTTCATAATCTGCGGCTATTTGCAAAACACTCTTAATGCCAGCGCGCCAAGGGGCTTCTAGCTGCTCCCAATCGACGCGTATATGTGCCGCCATTCGTTACTCTCCAAACACTTTCTGTGCACTCATGCCCTGCTTTGGAATCATCCCACTGGATTTCGATGCATATCCTGCCTGCGCTTGCTGCTCATCTGTGCGTGAGTCGATCTGACCTGAGTTTTTAAGAATATCGCCAACGATCTGCTGCGCCTCCTCAGGTGACTCTGCTGGTTGATAGTCCACTTGGCCTGGCTGTTCTGCGCTCTCAACGCCTACGCTTATCTGGCCTGACGCATCAACTTTTACGCAAATCTTGTAGCCGCCCTGAGATTCTTCTTGCCCCTGCGCGGGATCCGACTGCATTTGCATATCCATATTCACTCACAAATAAAAAAGCCCCAGTGAAGGGGCGAAACACACATTTCAGTGTGTGGAGACTCTGTAAATTAGGGTGAGCGCCGTGGGGTCGAACCACCAGCTAAGATTTTCTTAGCTGAAAACCGTAACATTTAGCGCCCAGTAAATCAATTCTGGTCCGGCTTCGGGAGTGTGCCGTCATCACGACGGGTGTAGGGCTGTGTCCACAAAATCATTAGCCACAAGTAAAAAGTCATTTATGCGCCTGACGTATAAATATGCGCTTTTATGCGCCTTGGCACTAACTGCCAGCCTAGTTGCTCGCGTATTCGTTTATTCGTCATAGCGTTTTCCTCGGGCGTAAACGCAAAAAGCCAGCGCTTTAGGCTGGCTTACAATATTTTAGGGCGAACGAATCTACTAAAGTCTCGGCTCAACGTTAGCCGCTGCCGTAGCAAGGAAACACACTCGCCGCAAGTTATGCGCTCATTTTCGTCGCAGTACATTAATACTAACATAGATAGTTAAAAGCAACAATATTTTTAACTGTCAGAAATAACAGTGAAATACCTGTTGACTTGTTTATCTAGTCGGTTTATGATTACTCATCGACTCAGCAAACGCAGAGTTAAATAACCGGAGATAGACATGTTTAAAACAGGATACTACCAAGCTGACACAATCAATGGCGTTCACTTTCTGGGTGAATTACTTGAAAATCCAGAAACTGAATTAACAGCCCCATCCGATTTTGCTGATTCTCTTAGCGATCTCAAGGATGATGAAATCATTGTTGCTTTTTTCGATGAATCAACTAAAGAAATTTTTGATTCTATCAATGAGGAATACGGAATTCACTAACCACCCAGCGCGGCCAAGCTGCGCTAATTTCAAATAATGGAGATAGACATGACTACAACTTACA